CGCGGAAAGTGGACCCCCGAGCGATACCACGAGGAGGTCGGACGCCTGGGCCGCCGTATTTCCAGCCTTCAAGGGATAGCCTCCCTGCTGGTGAGTGAGTGTCGCGAGCGCCACGACGTCCGCCTTCCCGGTCCAGTCCCCGACATCGACTCCGAAGAGTGGAGGAGTGCCTGATGCCCGCCACCCCATGCCCCCGCTGCCACTCCACCGAACCGCTGAAGAACGTCCGCCCGTGGCCCGAGCTGGGCGCCTCCATCGGTGAGTGCCGGTGCGGCAACACCCGCGTGGTCGAGCTGCCGGATCCGAGCGGCCGGTGAGCATCTTCGTCGCCTTCGACGAGGGCCGCGTCACCGGCCCCGACGCCTGCCCCGCCTGCCGGGGACGCCGCTGGACCGGGCGCCCCTCGCGCCCGCCGGTCACGTCCGGGCCCCTCCGCGACCCCTACGGCGACGGGGCGGACCATTACGGATACTGCTCGGCCTGCGAGGGCACGGGCCGGAAGAGTGGTGCGTCGTGAGCGAGTCCATGGTCAGCCTCCACGCCCACATCCTCTACCGCCAAGAGCGGTGCAGGGGGGACGCGGCTGCGCTGCCCCATCCGAGCCGCTGGACATGGAGGAATTCGCTCCCCGTGCTCCGACTGGTGCCCCAGGTCCGCCAGGACGGTGGGGGGGAGCTCTCCGACGTGGACGAGCCCTCCGGTGGTGGTGGGGACCGCGCCCGCGCTGGTGGTCCCGATTCCTCCATGTCGTCTCCCTCCCGTCAGGGTCATCCGCCGCACCCCACGAAGATGGGGCGGGCCGCCCGGTCCGTCCCGCGCACCCCCACCGGAGATGCGCGGTGAGCAGTGCAGCGATCCGGGCGGCGTCATCGGGCGACCGCTCCCGGTGGGCCTCGGGCAAGACGCCGAGCCGGAAGCTCGCGCCCCACCACGGGGACGTGACCCCCGGCCGGGTGCGGCACGACCGGACCGAGGGCCGGGGGCCCGTCTCCGTCTTCTTCCAGATGGTCGCGGACCCCGCTGTCGACGGCCCCCCGCTGGTCGCGGGCGCCATGGAGGAGCTCGAACACCGCTACCTCCGCGAGGCCGAGGCCGGGCCGAAGGTGCTCCGCCCGCGGCTGGGGCACCTCCTTTTCGTCGGGATCCACGACGGCCACGCCCGGCTGGTGCGGGCGCTCCTGGCCTCCGGGGGCGGCGACGTGACGGAGGAGCTGCGCGAGCAGGCGAGCCGGTGTGTGGAGGCCGCGGCGATCCGGTGCGCGCTGGGGCTGGGGCGATGAGGACCCGTCCGATCCTCGCCATCGCGGCGGCGGCCGTGGCCATGGCGGTACCGGAGCCGCCGGCCCATCTCGGGTCCCCTCGCCCGCGCGAGCGGCGCAGGAGCCACGCCAACCGCCGGGGCTCCGTGGGCCGCCGGGGCCCCGTCAACCGCACCCAGGAGCGTGGGCGTCGCCGCCGTCAGATCGAGCGCGGGATGCTCCAGACCACGGACGAGGCCGCCTGGGCGGCCCGGAGGAGGGGCTGATGTACACGGCCGGACGGATGGTCGTGGAGAGCGGAGGGCTGGAGCCCCGGATCTACCGGAACGGGCCCGGCGAGGATCTCCACGTCCTGATCGTCGGAGAGCCCCACGGCGGCCACACCAAGATCGTGATGGACCGCGAGGCCCTGGAGCTCCTCCACCGGCGCGTCGGGGAGCACCTGGCCGGGCTGGACGCGGAACCCGACCCCGCCGGCGAGCCCCCACTGGAGACGGACCGGAGGCACGCGGGATGAGCGCCCCCGTCTGCCATGTCTGTGGAGAGCGCGCTGCCACCTGCACGGCCGCCATCGAGACGACCCTGCGGGCCGGCCCTGGCTCTCCCGAGCGGGACGTGCCGGTCCTTCGCCAGGTGTGCGACAAGTGCGCCGTGGATTCCGAGGAGCCCGTGTGGCCGCTGGGAGCGGGACGGTGAGCATCCCGTTCACGCAGTACCTGCTGCCGGACGGTCGGACGCGGCCCGGCGCCGTCGAGCGGTCAGGGGACATCGAGGAGAAGGCGCGGCGCATCATCGACGCCGGCTTCCGCTTCGAGGCCGAGGTCCTCCGGACCGGGGAGGTCTCGCTGACGGTCTTCGACCCCGAGGAGGAGGTGGATGTGGACATCGAGATCGGGGATAACTTGCCTGGCGCGGTCGGACCCTTGGTGGACCGGCTGGTGGAACGCTTCGCCGCCACGCTCGGGAGCCGGAGCCAGTCCCCATGACCGAGCGCGCCATCGTCCTGCACCGCCACCCCTGCGGTTGCCGCGTGCTCGCTGTGGAGGACGAGACGGAGCCGGTGGAGCTGGAGCTGTGCGACGAGCACGCCCCGGTTCTCCGGATCCACCGGAACACCCCCGACGCCGAGGCGGGGGACGGCGCTCTCCGGGTCGAGAGCCGGACGGCGCTGGTGCGCCTGGAGGTGGTCCGTGCGTAGCCCCTGGGATCCCACCGAGGTCCACGTCCAGGCGCGGATGGAGTCCTGCCGGCAGGACCGGCCGCGCCGGCGGACCTTCGCTGTCGGCTACGTCCCCCCGGCGCGCTCGGGCCGCGCGCCTCTCCTCATCCGGCTCGGCGGACTCCTCCAGCCCGGGGCGCCGAGGTCTGCCCCGGGCTCTCCCGCCGGGAGTGGGTCATGAGCGAGGCTGGCCGAGAGCGCGAGGTCGGGAGCACCGGGTTCGCCGCGGGCTTCACCGCAGGCGCCCCGATGGACCGGTACCTGGCGGATCCGGCGGTCTCCGCGTCGCTGCTCTGGAAGCTCCACGACGAGACGCCGGCGCACGTCCTGGACTACCTCCGGCTCCCGGAGCCGCCGAGCTCGGACGCCCAGGAGCTGGGCAACGTCGTCCACACCGCGGTCTTCGAGCCGCTGGAGTTCGACGATCGCTACGTGATCCTGGGCCAGTGCGCCGGGCGGAAGAAGGACGGGGACCGCTGCGCCTACCAGGGCGGCATCTACCGGGACGGGGAGTCCTACTGCAAGACGCACGACCCCTACAAGGGCGCGCCCGAGGCGGAGGGCATCTACACCGTGGCCGGCCCGCTGAAGGACGCCGCGCTGCGGATGAAGACCGCCCTCCTCGCCCACCCCACCGCGGGCGAGCTGCTCCGCTCCCCCGGCCCCCGGGAGGTCGTCGGCTGCTGGCAGGACCCGGTCACGGGGCTGTGGTGCCGGATCCGGCCGGACCTCCTCCTCGAGGACGACCCGGGCGTCCGGCCAGAATTCCAGTGGGCGGACGTCAACCTCAAGACGACCGCCTGGCCCGCGAAGCCCGGACGCTACCCGGGGAAGGACGAACAGCGCTGCAAGACCGCCTTCAAGGCCGCGTTCTACCGGACCGGCCTGCGCGAGCTCTGGGACGTCGAGCCGCAGTGGACGTTCCACGCTGTGGTGGAGTCGACGGGCGGGCACCAGGTGGCCGTCCACCGGATCAACCACATGGCCATGACGATCGCGGAGGGTTGGGTCCGGGAGGCCCTGGGCACACTGGCCCGCTGCGTCGAGTCGGGACGCTGGCCGGGATACGGGGCCGAGATCCACGACGTGAACCTCTCCGAATGGCGCCTGAAGCAGGTGCACGACATTGATTTCATCATGGGAGCTGCATAAATGGACGGACCGAACGACTCGTCAATATCGACGGAGCTGCTTCCGCCGCGCCTTCCCGCCCTCGGGAACGTGAAGCTCGGGGGCAAGAAGGAGGGACAGAAATATTCCGTCAAGTTCGATTCCTTCGTCATCACGACCCGCGATCGCGGGCCGGACGGGATGTTCAAGCGGGACGATGAGATCCACCGCCGGCTCGGGACCGACAAGCCGATGGGGCTGGACGTGCGCCTCCCCTTCGAGACGCCGGAGCAGAACTTCTACGCCCAGATGGTCCACTACAGCGGGAAGACGCGGGCGTATCAGTGCGACGGTCACGTTGGGCAGGACCTCTCCACGGGCGTGGCGGGGCCGTGCAGGAAGCGTCGTGGAGAGGCGTGCCAGTGCAAGCCGTACGGGCGCCTTTCCTTGATCTTGGAGGCGGCCCCCACCTTCGGCGGCGTCCACGTCTTCCGGACGACCTCCTGGGAGAGCGTGGCCGGGCTTCAGAGCACCCTGAAGCTCTTCTTCCTCCAGTTCGGCTCCCTACGGGGGCTCCCGCTTCGGCTGGTCGCTTACCCGGCAGAGGTGCGGTTCAAGGGGTCGGACGGGAAGGATGCCGTGGGCACCGCGCTGAAGGTTGGGCTCGTCCTCCGGGCGAGCTACGACCAGGCCGCGCAGGTGGCCCTGGAGTTCCACCGCACGAACCACCTGGCCCGGAAGGAGATCCTCCAGCTCGTCGCCGGGACCACGGTGGAACTGGACGCCATCGACGCGGAGGAGGCCGGCATCGGCCAGGAGTTCTTCCCCTCGCGCGCTGCCCTCCCCGCCCGCGCCGAGTCCCTGACCGACCTGGGTCGGCTGAACGCCGCGCTCCGGGCGGACCGGGGGGAGGAGGCCGAGCCGGACCCGGTGGATGAGGTCCTGGAGAAGCTGCGCCCCCTCCTGGAGAGGGCTGTGGCGGCGAAGGCGATCACGGAGGGACAAGAGGCGCGGGTCCGGGCGGCGATGGAGCGGCGGGACGCCGACCTGGGGACCGCCGTGGAGTGGCTGGAGGACCAGCTCCGGCCCGAGGGCGGCGACCTCTCCTCCCTCCTGGACGAGGCCGGCTGATGCCCGCCCCCACCTACCCCGCCGCTTTGGCCCGCCTGGCCGAGGCCGACCCGGAGGCGCTGGCCGTGGTCCACGAGACGCTGGCCGAAGTGGTGGGCGGCGAGCCCACGCGGCGCGCGCACCCCCGGGACCCGGAGCCGCATGGGCGGATCCTCGCGGACGTCGCCAGAAGGGTGGACGAGATGGTCGCGCCCCTCGTGGTCGCGGGGATGTGGAGCAGGCCGGCGCTGGCGACGGGGATCCCTGAGGACTTCAACGACGAAAGGAGCGCCTGATCATGGCGACCGAGAATGGACGGCTGGCCGTGCGCCTGATCCGCCTGGAGAACATCGGCGGGATCCGGGGCACACTGGAGGTCCCCCTGGGGGAGATCACCTATCTCGAGGGGGACAACGGGGTGGGAAAGAGCAGCGTCATCAACGGCATCGCCGCGCTGTGTGGCGGGTCCGTGGCCGACCTGCTGACCCAGGGCGAGGAGGAAGGTGGCGCCTACCTGGAGCTGACGGACGACACGTGGTTCCGGCGCCAGATCACCGCGGACGGGGGGAACGACCTGACCGCCGGCCACCCGGAGCAGGGCAAGATCGGCCGGGCCGCCTCCTGGCTCCGCGCGACGCTCGCCGCTGCCTCCCTGTCCCCGGCGGAGTTCCTCGCCGCCGACGATGCGAAGGCCGCCGAGATGATTTTGCGCGCCGCGCCGCTGCGGGTGAGCGCGAAGGAGATCGCGGAGGCGTGCGGCCCGGACGTAGGGGTCCCCGCCATCGGCGTGGAGGGGCACGCGCTGGTGGTGCTGGACGCGGCCGCGAAGACGCTCTACGACGCGCGCCGGGAGGAGAATCGGCTGGCGAAGGAGTCTCGCACCACCGCCGAGCAACTGTCCCGCTCGATCCCGGAAGGCTCCCCCGACCCGGATGCCATGGCGACCGAGGTGGAGCGCATGGAGGGCGTGGTGGAGGAGATCCGCAAGAGCGCCGAGACGGAGAAGGCCAAGGCGGCGGACGCGGTGCGAGACGCCGTGGACCAGCACGTGGCGGAGCTGGACCAGGAGATCGAGGAACACGTCGCGGAGGTGCGCCGGCTGGAGGCCGCCCTGGCTGAGGCGAATGGTGTGTGCCGGGTCGTGCAGGGCCAGCGCACCGCCGTGGTCCAGCGCCGTGACGCGGAAGCCGGACAGGCCGCCCGCGAGGCCGCCGCCCCGTGGCGCGAGAAGTACGCGACCGCGTTTGCGGAGTTGGGTGCCGCCCGAGAGGCGCGGGAAAGCGCGGTCCGTGCCGAGGCCGCCCTGCGCAACACCCGCGAGATGATCGCGAGCCAGGAGGCGAAGGCGAAGGCCGCGCACGAGCGGTCCCGGGCGATGACGCAGGCGATGGCGCGCCTCGACGCCCTCAAGGCCGCGAAGGCGGCGGAGCTGCCGGTGGCTGGCGTGAGCATCGAGGACGGCCGACTCCTGATCGGTGGGGTGCCCGCGCACCGGGCCAACGAGGCGGAGCGGGTTCGCGTGGCCCTGGACGCCAGCACGGCGCAGAAGGCCCGGGTGCCCTTCGTGTTCGCGGACCGGCTGGAGTCGCTGTCCACCCGGACCCGGAAGGCAGTCGAGAGCGCCTGCCTCGCCCGGGGGATCCAGGTGCTGGGCGCCCGAGTGACGGACGCGGAGGAGTTGACGGTCCGGGCGGCGGAGGATCCGGCGGAGGTGGCGTCGTGACCCGCCTGGCGTGGGCTGGCCGCTCGGGCCGCCCCCGGAAGTGGGAGCCCGCGGAGCCGCTGGCGAGCCTGGACGACCTCGACCTCGCGGTCCGGCGGAACGACTTCCTCTTCTACCGGGACAAGCCGGCGGCCGCCCGGTTCGTGGGGAACCTCCCGTACCAGGTGCCTGCGCGACCAGATCCGCCGGGCCGTCGTCCGCGACGAGTACCGGGAGTGGCTCGCCCGGGAGCTGGAGGAGGTCCACGGGCCGCCACCCCCTACTGCGGGGCCATGGCGGCAGGGGACGGGCGGCGACGCGATCGTCAGCGACCACCCCGTCCCCGGCCAGGACGAGGACATGGTCCGCTTCTACGGCGGCTACGTCGTAGCTGAGTCCGTCCAGCGTCGAGACCGGCCGCTGATCATCGCGGCGCCGCTCCTACGGCGCGCGCTCGGCGCGGCCCACGCGGCCCTCGTGTGCCACCCGGGGGGCGACAACCGGAGCGAGGACGACATCGAGGCGGCGCGCCGTGCGCTGGAGGTGAGCCTCGGGGTGGAATTCATCCGCAGCTTCCGGCGGCGGGCGGCGGGCGCCCTGCTATGAGCGCCGACCACTACGCCGCCGCCGACGCCCTGCTCACCGAGGTCGCGGGCGGGCCCGTGGACATCGTGCCGGAGCTCCAGCGGGTCGGGGAGCCGGTGATCCGGTGGACCGTGCACCCGGCAAGCCGGCGCGCCCCGCTGCTGGACATGCTCGCCCTCCTGGTGCTGGCCGCCTGGCTGACCGGGCTGCTGCCGGGGGCGATTGGGCTGGCGCTGGGGATGTGGCTGGGATGACACCGCGGGCGCTCCGGCGCCCCCTGAACCGGGAGGATGACGATGCTCGCATGGCTGTTCGGGGGCGGGTGCCCCGCCTGTGACCAGACTGTGGTGGGACCGCTCGGCGCCCCTGTACGCCCGCCCCCGGCGAGGCTGGTGGCCTCCGAGGACGGCGAGGGGCTGGTCTGCACCCGCTGCGACGTGGTGATCGAGCCCCGGCGGGGGCGCTGGCGGTACGCCCACGGCGAGTTCCGGCGCCTGCCCGGTCTGCTTGGACTGCTGTGCTGGCGGGAGCGGGCGGCGTGAGGCGCTAGACGAGAGTTCCACGCGGGGCGCTGACCCCGCCATCACCCGAGGAGGGAACATGCCGGAGCTGAAGCGCCTGACCCTGGAGAACGCGGCCGCGGGAGCCGCGCCCGAGCTGTTCGCCAGGGCCCTGGAGGAGGTCCTCGCGAACATCAAGGATCCGGACACCCCGGCCGAGGCGAAGCGGACCATCACGCTCAAGTTCGAGTTCGTGCCGCACGAGGACCGACAGGGCGGCCGGAACGAGGCATCCGTGAGTGTGGCCTGCACGAGCAAGCTGGCGGCCCCGAACCCGGCATCCGGCTTCCTGTTCGTGAGCCGAGAGAAGGGCGAGGTCGTGGCCTACACGAACGACGTCCAGCAGGAAGAGATCGACCTGAGGTCCGGCGAAGTCCTGCCGATGAAGAACGGTCCCGCGCGCGCCTGAGCGCACCACGCACCATCCACCGGGAGTAGCACCATGCACGAGGGAGTCGTCACGAGGATCGCCGAGCTGGCTCGCCAAGGCCAGGAGATCGATCAGGTCGTGGGGCGGGTCGGCGGTCACGACATGTCCACCGTCGCCCTGCACCACATCCCGCCGAAGCCGGAGCCGGAGCCCGCGGCGCTGCGGTGCGCAAGCCTCACCGCCCTGGCGGAGTACGTCCGGGCGAACCGGGACGAGGTGAGGCTGGAGACGTGCGTCTTCCACGTCGCGAGTCCGACAGTCGTGCTGCTGCTGGGGCCCCTCACCGGCGAAAGGCTCCAGCGGTTCACCTACGCCCATGCCGAGTGCACGGACCTGGGGCGCGGGTTCCTTGGCAGCTACCACGACCAGGAGACGTTCGTGGTGGCGCTCCAGAGCAGGTTCACCCCGGACGGGGACCGGGTGGTGGTCCTGGAGATCGTCGGCAAGCTCCGGGACGAACAGGCCATCGAGTCCGAGGACGACGGCGTCACCCAGCACGTCACCGCGAAGGCGGGCGTCCACGTGTCGCGCCAGATCCCCCTCCCAAACCCGGTGGTGCTCGCCCCCTACCGGACCTTCCGCGAGGTCGAGCAGCCGGCCAGCGCCATGGTCCTGCGCGTCCAGAAGGGGCCCCGGATCGGGCTCCACGAGGCCGACGGCGGCGCCTGGACGCTGGAGGCCACGCGCCTGGTGGCGGAGTGGCTGGCCAGCCAGGACCTCCACCTCCCGATCCTGCGGTGAGCAGCTCCGCTCTCGACCTGTTCGGCCTTGCGGCCCCCGCTCCTGCTGGCGCCGCTCCTGGGGCGGCGACCCTGTCCTTCGTGGTGCACGGGACGCCGGCGCCGGCTGGGAGCAAGCGGGTCGTCCCCGCCGGGGGGCGCTTCCGGGTCATCGACGCGAGCCGGAAGGCCGAGCCCTGGAAGAAGCTGGTCGCCCAGCACGCCGGCGAGGCGATGGCAGGGCGGTCGCTCCTCCGGGGGGCCCTCGCCTTCCGGTTCGCGTTCTTCGTGCGCCGGCCAAAGGGGCACTTCGGGAAGCGGGGGCTCCGGCCGTCGGCGCCGCGGTACCCGACGACGCGGCCGGATTCGTCGAAGCTGGCGCGGGGGACGGAGGATGCGTTGTCCGGCGTGGTCTGGGGAGACGACGCCCAGGTGGTCCGCCAGCAGGTCACGAAGGACTACGGGCCGGAGCGGGTCGAGATCACGGTCTGGGAGCTGGAGGAATGACCGCCACCCCCCTCGACCTCGCCGCCGAGAAGGCCGCCTCGCGGGAACGGGCTGAACAGCAGTGGCTCGCGACGCGGGCCCAGCTCCTCCTGGAGGACCTGCGGAAGGTGGGGACGCCGGTATCGCACGCCGCCCTCGGCCGGGCCGCGGAGGAGCGCTGGCCCGCCAAGCCGGACGCCGAGCGGGCGAGGTTCGTGGAGGCGGCGATGGCCACGAGGAACACCGGTCGCGAGGAGGCCCGGGAACGGGCGCGGGAGGAGGAGGTGCTGGAGTCCGCGCGGATCTGGGAGCTCGTGGACGCCATCCTCGTGCGGCGCCCCGACACGACCGCCGGGACGGCCTGGGACGAGGTCTGCCGGCTCGGGCGTCCGGGGATCAAGCGGTCGTCCTTCGACACTGCGTTCTACGGACGGAAGCGGAAGCTGGGGCTCAGCGGCCGGGGGAAGGGGAGGAAGAAGCAGGCGCCCACCCAGAAGGCGTCCGCCACCCCGGCCGAGCGCGAGCCCCCCGCCCCAACGAAGGAGGCCCCCGGGCCCCGCCTGCTCGATCCGCACGATAGCCCGGGCCCCCACGAGCCCGGCTCCGGCGTGCCGGCGGTGGCACGGGGGGACGCGAGCGCGTCGGCCCCCTCCTTGAACGGATCCGGCCCCGGCCTTCCGGCTCCCGCCGCCGGCCTCATCGAGCTCGCCACCGGGGAGGACGGCTTCCGGGCCACCCGACGCGACGATGGAGAGTGGGACGTGGAGCTGCGCGCCCGGATGGACGAGGAGGAGATGGGGCGCCTCGCGGCGCTGCTGTGGGGGCGGGTCACGGCCGCTAGAAGGGGACCCTCGTGAGCATCGACGAGCAGCGCCGTATCCTCCTGGAGCGCCGCGCGATCGAGGCGCTGAAGGCCCGGATCGCCCGGGAGTCCTACCTCTCCGTCCGGGAGGTCTCCGAGCGGCTGAACCTGTCCAGGGAGAAGGTCGAGGGGCTGCCCATGGAGGTCCTCCCCTACGCCGATCACGGGTCGGGGCCGCGGGCGTACCGTCGCTATCACCCGGCGGACGTGATGGCCGTGGACGCCCGGCTGCGGGCGTGGAAGGCGGCGCAGGCGCGCGGTGCGGGGGAGGCCTACCTCCGGGAGCTGCGCGCGGAGCTGGAGGCCAGGGACGCCGCGGCGATCGAGGCGGCGCGCGCGGCCCACGAGGCGGTCGCTTGACCCGCTCGGCAGAGTACCGGGTCCGGGGCGCTGACGTGCCGCGGGAGCTGTTCCCGTCGGCGGGCCCCCGCTTCCCGCTCGGGGTGAAGCCGGGCGCGGAGGCCCGGCGCCGTCGCGAGCTCCTCCACGAGCACCTCAGGCTCGGGCAGGAGTGGGAGCTCCTGCGCGCCCTGGACGACGGACTGCTCCACGCCGCCGAGGTCGTCCGCCGGCTCCGCCAGGGCGGGGCGCGCGCCATCCCCGAGCTGCGGGCCGACGTGGAGCGGGCTCGGGCCGGCGCCGTGCCCACCTTCCTGCAGGAGGCCGGGCGGTACCTGGAGTGGTACGGCCGGAAGCGCCAGCCGAAGTCCCTGAAGGCGACCAGGCACCGGCTGAAGCGGATCGGGGAGCAGGCGGCCGAGGGTGGGGAGGGGACGGTGGACGACGTCCCCGTGCCGCTGGTGACGACGGCGATGCTTGAGCGGGCCCTGGAGGCGGTCTCCTCGAGCCCGAAGACGCAGGAGGGGCTACGGGCCGCCGCCAGCGGGCTCTACTCGTGGTCGGTCGCCCGGGAGACCGACGCCGCGCGGACCGAGAAGCGGCTCCCCCGCTGGGAGGCCAACCCCGCGAGCGCCGTGGAGGTCGCCGAGCCCGTCCAGACGGTAACCACGGCCACGGACGAGCAGATCCTCGCGCTCATTGCCGGCGCCGAGCTCTACCAGCTCGCCTACCTGCGCGCGTTCCTCCACCTGGGGCTCCGGGCAGACGAGCTGGTCCACACCCGGCTCCACGCCGACCTGGACGTGGAGCGGTGGCTGTGGCGGGTGCAGGCTCGCCCGCCCGATCCCCGGTGCCGGTGCCTCCAGTGCGCCCCCGGTGGCCAGGGGTGGTCGCCGAAGAGCAAGCGCGGTCACCGCAGCTTCGCGGTCCCGGCCCGACCTGAGCCGCTCCGGGGCGCGCTCGGGGCGTACCTGGGGGCCCACCCCGCGGCGCCCGGGGACTTCTTCTTCCGGCGGCCGTCCGGGCGGGGATGGAGCTACGCCATGCTCGCCCACGACTTCGGGCGTCTCTGCGAGAGGGCCGGGGTCCGGTACGGGCGGGGGGAGCCCGGGGCGATCACCCTCCACGCGCTCCGTCACACATGCGCCACCGGGCTGATCCGGGCGGGCGTGCGGGAGTCGGTCGTGGCGGACCTGCTGGGGGACACGCTGGACACGATCAGCCGTTTTTACGTTCACCTCACCGCCGAGGACATCGCGGACGGGGTGTCCAGGGGTCCGGCGTATGATTGATCGGGATTCTTGCCGCGTTTCTTGCCGCACGTTTTTCGGGAATGGCTCAACCGCGCCACGAACGGGGCACGTTGAGAGAAGGTGTTGTTCGTTTTCCGGCTTGTTGGAGGTTTCGGGCCGGACCCGAAGGCGTAGGGCGTTCGCCGGTTCGCAGGTGAGGCGCAGGAGCCCCGGATCGGAGCCCTCCGGCCGGATCGGGCGATGGTTGCCGCGCATGTTGCCGCACGGTGGTGGGTCGTGAGCGCCCCCACGGGGAGGGAGCGAGAGGCCGGACGGGCCGTCGGCGACCCCTTCGCCAAGGACTGCCAGTGCGTGACCCACGACGGCCCCCACTGGCTCCACATGGACCGGCACGACAAGCAGCGGGCCGACGACCTCCTCCGCTGGGCTCGCGAGAATCCGCCGACCGACTTCACCGCCGCCGGCCACCGCCACGCCCTGTTCGAGCACGTCGCGACCATGGAGCTCGCTCGCCTGGACGCGAAGGAGCGTGAGATGCGCCGGCGCGGCATCGCAGGGATCCCGCCGGGGGTGGACGCCATGGCGCGGGAGTCCCACGAGCGGTGGGTGGCCGCGAACCGGGAGCGGATCCGGGGAGATCTGGAGCGGGACCTGACAGACCTCGCCCGGGAGTGGGAGCACGCCCGGCCCGAGCGGCGAGAAGAGATCCAGCGGGAGACAGCGGAAGCGCAGGGCCGACTCCGGAGGTTGTCGTGACCCCCCGGGAGCCCACGGGGCTGAGCGAGGCGCAGCGGGAGGTGTTGTCGGCGTTGCGAGATGGCTGGCGAAGCGGGCTCGACCCGTTCGTGCGCAACAGGCTGCTCACTCGGCTGAGTCGCCTCGGCTTGGTGGAGCGAGTCACCGCCCTCGACCCCGCCCGCTGGCGCATCACCACGGCTGGCATGAAGGCCCTGTACGAGGAGACTGCCGCAGCCGGCCGCGAGGCACTGAGAGAGGGGGAGGGAGACGATGGACGCTGACCCGTACCGGCCACCGCATGGCGCTGTCACCTGGACGAGCGAGCCCGCACCGCCTGCGCCCGGCGTCCACGTGGACGTGGAGACGTGTTGGAGGGATTGGGGCGTCGGCTTGGGAGCGTGGTGGGTGGAGGGCAGCGTCGGTTTCGCCGTCGAGCTGGGCCCCTGGCTGGTCGAGGCCTACTACCAGTGGAGGACCGATGCCTGACGCCCGCCCCGACGTTCAGGCGCTCCGGGAGGCGATCGAGCGGGCCACGCCGGCACCGTGGGCGGCGTTCGGCAACAAGTACGGCGAGCACCACGTCAGCCTCCCGATGGCGGGCTCGACCATGAAGCTCGCCCTGTCACCGACCGGGCTTCAGTCGTCGAACCCGGAGGCCGACGCCCGCGCCATCGCCCTCCTCCGAAACGAGACCCCCGCGCTGCTGGACTACCTGGAGGCGCTGGAGGCCCTCGCGACCGACCTGCTGTACGCCTACATCGACGCCTCCAGCGAGGACATGGACCTCGTCCAGCGTGCCGACCGACTGCTTCCCCCGGAGGCCGACGATGGACGCTGAGCGGCTGGAGAGACTACGGGACTGGGCAGCCGACCGCATCACCCCAAGTGCGGAGCAGACCATCGAGCTCCTCGACCACATCGACACCCTCGCAGCCGAGAACGCCCGGCTCCGGGAGGGACTGCGAGACGCGGTGTCGACGGTCGGTGGCTCACGGAAGGGGTCGATCGGCGCCATGAACAACGTGTACCTGGCGCAGGTGGATGTCCGCACCGTCGAGAGGTGGCGCCGTCTCCTGGGGGACACGCCATGATGCCCGAGCGGAAGAGCGCGGGCCAGAGGGTCAGGGTGGGACGGACGAGAATCCCCGGCCAAAGCCCGTTCTGCCCGCTGTGCGGCCACGACCGCGCATGGGTCGTGGACACGAGGAGGGGAGGAGGTGGGGTCGTCCGGCGGCGGCGCGAATGCTCCGCGTGTTTCGGACGCTACACGACGCACGAAAGCGCAGTGACAGAGGGGGCCACGGTGCCCATGGGGCTGGTGCGCGAGGCGCTGGAGGATGTGGTAAACCTCCTGGGGGACACGCCCCCGGACACCGACCATGGGGAGGCGTCCGATGGGTGAGCCTACCTTGCGCCCCCGTCCCTCGCCCTGGCGCCCCACGACCGTCTGGGAGCGCTCCGTCTACTGCCCTGGCGGCTGTGACTACATGGCCCGGGAGTCGTGGCGGGAGGGCGAGACGTTCGTCACGGGGTGCTGCACGAAGTGCGGGGCGATGTGGACGGACCAGCGGGTGCCGCGGGAGCTTCGCGAGAGGGTGCAGGCCAGGTTCCGGCGGGTGGTGCGGGCGCTCCGGAAGGAGCCAGGCTCGTGAGCGCCCAACTCGACCTCCTCGTCCCCACCGGCCCGAGCCTCACCACGCGCCAGGCGTTCGGCGCCTGCCTGGACCAGCACGTCGGCCGCCGCTCCATCCGCGACCAGGTGGGGGCGTACCTGCTGCCCTACCAGGTGACGGCGCTGGAGGAGCTGGTGGCGGCTGGGAGGTTCGCGGAGTGGCGGCGTGGGCGGGATGGGGCGCTGGCGGGCGCGGTCCGCGCGGTGCTCCAGGGCGGGAGGGTCGTAGCATGATCGTGGACCTCTTCGCGGGCCCGGGCGGATGGTCTGAGGGGTTGCGCTCGCTGGGGCTGTCCGACGTGGGCGTAGAGCTCGACCCGGACTGCTGCCTGACCCGCCGCGCCGCCGGGCACCGGACGCTCCGCGCCGACGTGAGCGTCTACCCACCGGAGCCATTCGCCCCGAGAACCGAGGGCCTGATCGCGTCCCCTCCGTGCCAGGCGTGGTCACTCGCGGGGAAGGGCGGCGGGAGGCGGGAGATCGGGCGCATCCACCGGGCCGTGGAGGCGTGCCGGGACGGGTGGCGCGACGAGGTACGGGACGGCGAGTGGGCCGACGCACGGACGCCCCTGGTCCTCGAGCCCCTGCGCTGGGCGTGGACCATCCGGCCCCAGTGGATCGCCTGCGAGCAGGTTCCGCCCGCCATGCCCGTGTGGGAGCACATGGCCGACGTGCTCCGCTCCTGGGGCTACTCCGCTACCGCCGTGAAGCTGTTGGCTGCGGATTACGGCGTGCCACAAACCCGCCTCCGCGCCTTCCTCCTGGCGAGCATGGACGGGCCGGTGCGGGTGCCCGAGCCGACGCATGCGGAGAGGCCAGGGGCCGGGCTGTTCGGGACGCGCCTGCCGTGGGTCACGATGGCGGACGCTTTGGACTGGCGCGGCGAGGAAACGCCGGCACGAACGATCGCGGGCAACCGCGCCCCCAGGTGGCTCTATCCGGACACCGACGGGACGCACGGGCGGACGGTGCTACGCGGGAACCAGAAGCCACCCGGACTCAACGGCGCATATCACAAGGTGCCGAGCAACCGTCCGGCGCAGTCCCTCACCGGAAACACCAGCCTGTACCGATGGGTCAACGAGCGCCCCGCCACCACGGTGCAAGGGGACCCCCGCATCGCGCCCCCGGGCCACAAGGGGGATTACCTACCCGGCCAACGCCCGTTCACCGACGCCCTTCGGATCTCCCTTTCCGAGGCCGCCGTCCTTCAGGGGATGCGCCCGGACTACCCGTTCCATGGGACCAAGACCAGCCAGTTTCGCCAGGTGGGGGATGTCGTGCCGCCTGCTATGGCCGCTGCTGTCGTGGGAGCATTGCGCGGGCGGGACGGGGGGCTCCCCCACGCGGTCCGCTCCGTCCTGAGAGGGGCGAGGGGATGAGCCTTCCGCGGCCCTACTACGAGGACTCGGCGGTCCGGCTGTACTGCGGGGACTGCCGGGAGATTCTGCCCCACCTGGAGCCGGTGGACTTGGTGGTAACAGATCCGCCCTACGCGGTCAGCATTCCCGGCCTATCTCACAAAGGTCGCCCCGGGAAGGGGACAAGGAGCCTGGATTTCTTTCCCCAGGATCACGACTGGAGCGCCTGTCGGGCCATGGTGCGAGAGGCGGTCCGTTTGTGCCCAGTGACCGAACAAGCGTCGTTTTACGTCTGGTGCGGGCACCGTCAGTTCGGCGACATGGTCGGCGACCTCGAGGAGCGCGGGTTCTCGACGCGCTTTCTCGTCTGGTCCAAACTCTATCCGCCCCCTCCAGCTCCACGGAGTGGGTGGCCGAGCGGGGCCGAGCTCTGCGTCTACGCCTTCCGTCCTGGCCGCCACTGGTCGGACGAGCACCTACCGGCCTCCAATGTCCTGGTTGCAGACGGCTTCCGGCACGGGAACCCGGCCAAACTACCGCACCCCACGCAGAAGCCGGTGGACGTCGTCGCCCCGCTGGTCCGGGCTTCTTCCCGGCGGGGAGACTTGGTGGCCGACCCCTTCGCCGGCTCCGGAACCACCCTCGTGGCCGCGAAGAATTTGGGCCGCCGTGCCATCGGAATCGAGATCGAGGAACGCTACTGCGAGGTCGCCGCCAACCGCCTCACCCAGGAAGTGCTCGACTTCGGAGGCGTGGAGGACACCGAGAAGGATGCCCCGAACACCCCCGCCCCCGAGGGGGACGAGGAGGAGGTGGCGTAGGACGATGACAACCGAGCGGCGGTGCGAGGACTGCGGACGGGCGCTGACTGAGACCGAGGACCGCTACTGCTTCGACTGTGGCGGCTACGGATGGCCGTCCGGGGACACGCCGGACGCGTGGGACGATGACGACGGGGCGACCGAGGAGGAGGTGGCCTGACCCATGGCCGAGACGAGCCGGGCCGTGCTGAGAAAGCGCATCGCCGCGCTGGAGCGGGCCCACTACGTCGTGTGCGAGGCGTTTGGCGGGTGGGACGGCGTGATCTTCGACGGCCCGTGTCTCCGGCTGTCCGACTCCTATCACTGGCCGGAGGAGGAGGACGGGCCGATCGAGCTTTGGCGCGTGATCATGCTCCTGGACGCGGCGGCGGCACGGCTGGAGGAGGAGCTGCAGGAGGCTGAGACGATGACCACGGAGCCCGGCCATGCATAGCTGCCCTGACTGCGGCAGCGCCTGCTACTGCCACGGCGATATCGACGACTGCGTGGTCGAGACGGAAGCGTATTCGGCCATGCACTGCGACCACTGCCCCGACGACTACGCTTGGGACGGGGACGACGAATGGGAGGATGACGAGGACGATCTCTACCATCCGACCTGGATCGAGCCGACCGACGACGTGGACTACGGGCCGGACGCGGAGTTCATGTGGGCGTGGTGCACGGGCTGCCGGAGGGTCGAGGACCACGTGGTGACGGAGGCCGGCGATGGTCCGGCGGGCCGGTGGGTGGACGTGCGCTGCACCGGCTGCTTCGCCGCCTCCAGGCACGCGGTGGCCGACGTGGAGGCGAGCCCGGGGCCGACGCCACCGGCGGACATGGTGGCCGCTCCAGACGACGATTTGCCGTTCTGACGAGGGAGGATGAGGTGAGCGACCAGAACGAGGACCCCCGGGGGACCGGGGAGCGGAGGGAGGACGGCGCGATAGAGCGGCGGCTCCGCGGGGTCGAGAGCCAACTAGACGCGCTGGTGCCGCTCGTCTCGGAGCGCTTCTGGGCGCTGGAGAGGCGCCAGCGGCCGGAGGGGTACCAGCGGCTGACCGACCCGCCCCGCAAGCCGGACGACGCGGCCGGGGACGCCCCCGTAGGGTCCGCGAGGCGCACCGCCCGCCTGCTGGTGGACGCCCTGGTGTACGACCCGCTCGCTGAGGGCACGCGTACACAGCATCTCGCACGAGGCGTGGCGGCACGCTGTGGACTCCGGCTGGCCGACCCGCCCGGTTCCGTCACGGAGGAGGTGCCGGAGGCGACCGAGGAGACGGCAGGGGACAGCGACGAGGCCCGCCTGGATCGGCTGTACCGGCGCAACCGCACACTCAACGGCGCCCTCCGCGAGGCTGCTGAGGTGCTGCGCGAGGTTGGGATGCCGGAGGGACTGTCGGTCGCCGACGACATCCGCGTGCTCGCCAAGGAGCGAGACGAGGCGGCGGAGCGGGTGTCCGCCCTCGTGGCGCAAGTCAACGCCGTGACGGAGGAGCGGGACCGGCTCGTCGCCGGCTGGGAGGAGACCTCCAGTGTGTGGCAGGGCCGGGCGCTGGCCGGCGAGAAGCGTCTCCTCGAACGCCAGCGAGAAGCTCCGGAGCCCACGGAGGCCGAGCTGCGCGAGCGGGGCGAGAGGGAGCTTGCCGGCGGGTCGTGGTGCGTGACGGTCGTCGGATCGCGCTTCGGCTCGTGGCTGGACGCGGGCCTGCCCAGTGGGGTGATCGTGATGATCCGCGACGGCGCCGGCTGGCGAGTGCCAGCATCCTTCCGGCACACGTGCCTGTCGCATCAGGTCTACGTCGATCGCGTGACCCTCGCCGCCTCCGAGGTCGTCCACATGCACCTGTACGAGGTGGCGGTGGTCAACCCGTGGGCTGGCCTCGCCCGGACCGTGTGGCTCCGGGAGGGCGAGGAGGCCCTGGCCGAGAAGCATGCCGCGGCGACGATCTCCGACGCCCCGGAGCCCAGCGGGGGAGGGGAGGCGCGTCCCGGCTGGAGGGAGCGTCTCGCCCAGCGTCTGGAGGACACCGCCGGTTCACAGGGTGCGGTCCTTACGGCGCAGGATCTCCTCCAGGCCGCGCACACGCTGAGAGACGAGGCCCGCCGTCTCCGCTCCTTCCCTCCTGCGGGAGAGTGCAAGGAATGCGACACGTGGCAAGAGAAGCTTCACGAGCAGATCAGCGAAGGCGACGAGGAAGCGGGTCGGATCCGCGCCGCCTTCGGGATCGTGCCCGATGGCCGGTCGTTGGAGGCGCAGTTGCTTGAGGTCGCGGCGGTTCGTCCTGCGGGAGAGGGGGAGCCGGTGATGTGGCGGTGGAGGCGGCGCCAGCTAAGTGGTGAGTGGGGCACATGGGTCCCGGAGTCCTTCTGCCCGACCTTCGGCACCCGCGGGGACTGGGAGTGCGAGGTCCAGCCCCTCTACGCCTCCCCCCAGCCGGAGCACGCCGCTCCCCGGGAGGAGCCGGAGGACCTGGTCGAGGAGGACCTGGACCGAGCCTTCGCGCCGCCGCCGCTCGAGGAGGAGCCCGTCCGCTCCGCTCCCCGGAAGGACCCATGACCGAGCCCAAGAGGTGCCCCGAGTGCCGCTTCCTCGAGGGCGACCACGCTTTCGCCTGCTCCGTCGGCCAGGAGTCCCGGACCCTGGAGCAGTGGCGGCGGTGGGCGCTGGCTTTCGCGGAGTCCGTGGAGCGCCGGGACGGACGGATCCGGAGGCTCCGGGAGTTGGTGACGCTGTGGCAGGGGAAGCACGCCATCCTCTGCCGGGAGAACAACGCGCTGCGGCGGATGGTCGTGGCCGAGCCCCGGGCGACGGAGGGCCCCGACGCCTACCTCTGCCCTCAGTGCGGGCCCGGGGTCGGCGTGGACGAGGACGGGTGCTGCGCAGCCTGCGGAGCCGACACTACGACGGTGAGCCAGGTGAGGCGGTGGCTGGGCGAGAGGCTCGAGGGGACGGCGCGGTACGCCTGCCGCGTCAACCCCGTGGAGGTGCGGGGTTGGCTGGACGGGCGCTTCCTGGAGCTTCGCGTCTGGCTGGAGGACAACCCGGACGTGCGGGTGCCGGCCGTGCTCTACGTCCACGCCCCCACGGGGGCAGACGCCGGTCGGGACGGCGATCCTGCTGTGGGCCCGCACGTAGCCTCCGGGGAGGGTCCAGGGCGCGGTGGACCCTCTCCGGAGCGGGAGCCCACGGGAGGTGCCACGTGAGACGTGACCGCCGGTCTGACTTCGGTTTGCGGGCGCAAGGCCAGGCCGCGACCGAGCCCGCGCTGACCACATTCCTCGAGCCCACCTGCCCCCGGTGCGGGCGCCCCTATCCGTGCTACGCTACCAGGAGGACCGGGGACGTCGTTGTGCTGGTGGCGGTGGACGGGTGTGGGACGAGGGAGATGGAGAACCTGCGACCGGGAGGGAGAGACCACGTCGTGTCCCGGAAGCGGGGAGGTTCGGACGATCCATTGAACCTGGTGGCCGCCTGCGGATTATGTAATCGCTCCAAACAACACCTTTCTCTGGACGAGTGGCGGCGTCGGAAGGGGGCGGCAAATGTCTAGGATTCGAACGATCAAACCTGAATTCTGGGCTGACGAGAAGCTAGCCCCCTTACCCCCCATTGATCGGCTCGTATTCCTCGGCCTGATCTCCATGGCCGACGATGCAGGACGTATGGTGGACAGCGTACGTCAGTTGGACGGGGCGCTTTTCCCGTTTTCGGACGACACCTGCGGGCCCTCTCTCGATACTCTCGCGAGACTCTCGCGAGTCCGTCGCTACATTTCAGAGAGTGGGCAGCATCTCGTCCAGATTGAGGGCTGGGAGAAGCATCAGAAGGTTGACCGACCAGCGAAGTACGTGCTCCCACCACCACCGCCGGAAGACCCTGAATCGGCTTCACTTAGCGACCCTCGCGAGAACCTCGCGACATCCTCGCGACATCCTCGCGCTCCGACCTACGACCTACGACCTACGACCTACGACCCTGGACCAGAAGAAACCCCCCCTGTGGTCCCCCCCGGGGCGGACGCCCCCCAGAAGAAATCCACGAAGGAGCGTGCGTCGTCCCTCCCTTCCGGATGGGCGCCAAACCAGGGCCACGCCGAGGTAGCCACCGAGGAGCGCGTTGACCTGGAGCGCGAGGCCACGAAATTCCGCGACCACGCGGCTTCAGAGGGTCGCCGTCAACTCGACTGGGACGCAGCATTCCGCAACTGGCTCCGAAAGGCCAGGGACTTTCAGCGACCATCGCAGCAGAGCGGCGACGGCGAGCGGAGGGATTCGCAGGGTAGGCGCCTCGTGCAGAGCCCGACCAAGCGGCTACCGCCACCCCAGAGGCCGACGTGGCTCTGAGCGACGAGGTCCAGGCCGCGGTGCTGGCTCGCCAGGATTGGAAGCCCAAGCGCAACCGGGAGCGCGTCCACTTCCGGTGCCCTCGCCACGAGGACCGGGAGCCGTCCGCCTGGACGGGAGGCGGGGCATGGGGATGCTTCGCCTGCGGTTTCGAAGAACCCATCACGACCCTGGCCGAAGTCCTGGGAGTCGTGCCGGAGGGTGGGGGCTACACACTGGAGCGCTACGCCGACGAGAAGCGGTTTTCCACCACGAAGCTCCGGGAGTGGGGGCTCGAGACGACGACGTACCAGGACCGCGAGGTAGTGCGGATCCCCTACTTCGGCATGGACGGCGTAGAGCTCCGGGCCCGCTTCCGGTCCGCGACCGGGAAGTGGTGGGAGGGCCGAAACCGGCCGATCTACCTGTACGGCGTCTGGCGTCTGGTCGAGCTCCAGGACGGCGCCGTCGTCTGGATCGTCGAGGGGGAATCCGATTGCCACGCCCTCTGGTCGGCGGGGCTCAACGCTGTGGGCGTTCCGGGGGCGACGAGCTGGAAGGACGAGTGGGCCCAGTACCTCCGAGGCTTCACGCTCTTCGCCTGGGAGGAACCAGACCAGGGCGGCGCCCAGTTCGTCCAGCGAATCACCGACAGCCTGCCTGGAACCCGGGTTGTGAGTGGAGCGGAGGCCAAGGACGCCTGCGACCTTCGGGCGAAGATGGGGGACGGCTTCCGTGAGGCGATGGAGGGTCTGGCATCCCAGGCATGGCCAGCCGGCACCGAGGCGCCACCCGTGGCGTTTGACGTGCTCGACGAGCGCCGCCTCGCCGCCCTCCTGGACCAGAAGCTCCGCCCCATCGACGCCGTTCCCACCCCGTTTCCCGCATGGAACCGGAGCTGCCGTGACGAGGGAGGAGGCGCCGGCCTCGCCCGGGGTTGGCACGTCCTGGCCGCGGCCCGCACCGGAGTCGGGAAGAGCATTCTCGCGCTGAACATCGCCGTCCGGGCGATGATGGCCGGCGAGACGGTGTGCTTCGTCTCGCTGGAGATGGCGCAACCCCAGGTCGAGACGCGCCTTCTGGCGATCATGGCGAACGAGCCGATCCACGCCCTGGAAAAGGGCCCGTTCTTCGACCACGACGCCTACGCCAGGGCCAGCCGGCGAATCCTGGAAGCGCGCGGAAAGTTCGTCACCAACCGCGAGCCGATCCACAACATCGACGCGGTGGTGAGGTCGATCCAGTTCAACCACCAGGTCCACGGAGCCCGCTTCTTTGTTGTGGACTACCTCCAGCTCGCAGGCAACCCGAACGACCCAGAGTCGATCACCACGATCTCCCACGCCATCCGGCGCCAGGCGCGGGACCTACAGGTCGTCACGTTCGGCTTGTCGCAGTTCAACCGCTCCACGTCGGTCCTCAAGGAGACGCCTACGGTCCACGGGCTGATGGGCGGATCCGAGCTGGAGAACGCTGCCGACCAGATCGCCCTCGTCGATCACTCGAAGGTCGTCGAGGGCGACAACTGCTGGACCACGAACCTGCTGCTGGCGAAGAACCGCCACGGCCCGGGCGGTGACATCCCCATCCGCTTCGACCGCCGCACGCTCCAGATGCGAGAGCTCCTGGACGACGAGATCCCCACCAACCTGGCAGGCGACCGATGAAAGCCCTCCCGAGCTACTGGGGGGGCACGCTGTTCCGTTCCCGCACCGAAGCGAGGTGGGCATGCTTTTTCGATGAGATGGGGTTGCGGTGGGAGTATGAGCCGCAAGGGTTCGAGCTGTCCGATGGGACACGGTACCTGCCCGACTTTTGGATGCCGGACATGGGGATGTGGGTGGAGGTCAAGCCGGACGCTGGGCCTACTCGCAAGGAGCGGATCAAAGGGGAGTTACTTGCCGAGGGTTCTGGTCATCCTGTGCTTTTTCTCGCGGGAGCTCCTTGGCCACGCAGCTTCGACGTCGTCCATCCAAGCCGCACCGACGGACAGCCTGGGGTGGACTGGTGGTGGGCATGCTGGCAAGCACAGTACACCGGATGGATTGACGAGGACGGCCAGCCGCACGAGCCGCGTGACGTTCGGCCGCGTCTTTTCATGTGCCCGTCTCCAGGAGACGAGGGTTGTGACATCGCCGAATTGGCCATGCGCAAGGCACGCGCCGTGGACTTTTCTGACCCGCCTGCGGAGGCATTCGCGCCCCTCGCCTGGGAGGGCGTCGGCGTCACGGTCGGGGAGGAGTGGGAGACGGGCGCGAGTCGAGATCGTGGCGTGGACGAGGACGAGCGGGAGGAGTCCGGTGATGCAGCGTGAGGCGGAACGGGAGTACGTCTCGTGAGGGGTAGGAAGGAACGCCCCGGCAAGGTTGTCACTGTATCGAAACGAGGCGGGTCCTTGTTCCGGGGGGTCTCTGGTGGGTGACGCTCAAGCCGGGTCTTTTCGCACAGGCAGGCCCCCGAAATCTGGTTGTCGCCGTCGTGGCGTCGCCGCCGCACCACCCCACGTCTCGGCGGCTGCGTGGACCCTCTGACCGCCACGCAGCCAGAGATCGCCCGGATCTTCGGCGTCTCCACTCGCACCATCCAGCGATGGGAGGAGCTCGGGCTCGCGTCGGCGCGGGTCGAGGGTGGTGACGTTCTCCGCTACGACGTCCCCAGGGCCGTGGCCTGGCGGGTGGAGCAAGAGGCGGCCCGGGTGGCGGACGCGCACGACGAACCGGGGAGCTTCGAGGCCGCCCGGGCGAGGAAGGAGCTGGCCCTCGCCCAGATCCGCGAGATCGAGCTGGCGGAGCTGCAGGGTAAGATGGTGCGGGTGGCCCAGCGGGACGCGACGGTCCGCGAAGCCCTGGAGGCGGGGGACCGGATCCTGAAGGCCTCTCCCCGGAGGCTGGCGAATCGGTGGGCGCGCCGCCTGAAGGTCACCGAACCGGAGGCCATCGAGTTGATCGAGGAGCTCGTCGAGGACGTGCGGTGCCTGCTGCGGGAGAGGGGGGCGGATGGCGACGACGCTGCAGCCTGACGTCCCACCCCTGTGGCTTTACCGGGATGTGTTCCGCCCGGCCCCCCGCCTCTCGCTGTCGGAGTGGGCCGACCGATACGGGTATCTCTCCGACGGCCAGAAGTGGGACACCTCCGTCGTGCCCTACCTCCGGGAGCCGATGGACGCCACGACCGACCGGAGCGTCCGGGAGGTGGTCGTGGAGAAGGCGGCGCGCTTGGGCTACACCGAGGGGGTTGTGGGCCAGAGGGTGGGCTTCGACATCCACCACGACCCCGAGAGGATCCTGGTGGTCTTCCCTCGCGAGCAGCAGGACGCGAAGCACTGGAGCCAGCACACCCTCTCGAAGATGATCCAGGCGGCGCCCGTCCTGCGGGAGCTCGTGCCGGAAGCTCGGAGCCGAGAGTCAGGAAACACGATTCTCGATAAGGTCTTCCCGGGGGGGTCCATCACAATCCGGGGGGCCCACTCCCCCACCGGCCTCCGGCGCCACACCGCCCGGGATGTGATCCTGGACGAGATCGACGGGATGAGTGCCTCCTCGGGCGCAGGCCAGAAGCAGGCGGGGGACCCGATCATGCTGGCCACGAGGGCCTGCCGCACCATCGCAGACTCGAAGGTGATCATGGGCTCCACGCCCCGGTCCCTCGGGTCGTCCCGGATCCGCCGGGCCCTGGCCACCTCCGACTGGCGCGAGTACCACGTCCCCTGCCCACATTGCCGGGAGCACCAGGTCCTCGAATGGGGCGGACCCGGGACGGAACACGGCGTGAAGTGGGCGAAGGAGGTCGCGTGCAAGGGTTGTGGGGTCGAGCTCCAGCCGGACGAGGAGGAGTGCGCCGACTGCGGCTCCCGGGAGAAGGCCGTGACCCACCTCCCCGAGACCGCACACTACGTCTGTCGCCACTGCACCGAGGCGATCGAGGAGACAGAGAAGCCGTGGATGCTGGAGGAAGGACGCTGGGTGCCTCGCTACCCCGGCCGCTCCGTCCGTGGCTACAAGATCAGCGGCCTCCTCTCACCCTTCCCCGGCGCCTCATGGGCGAAGATGGCGGCCGAGTTCCTGCGCTCGAAGGACGAGCCCAACCTCCTCCAGGTGTGGGTCAACGAGTGGCTCGGAGATCCCTTCGAGGACCGCGGCGTGAAGGTGGACGTACGGGGCCTGGAGGCCCTGGCCGTCCAGTACGTCGGTCCGGGGGGCGAGATCGTGGAGGTGCCCGACGGCGTGGGCGTGCTCGCCGCCGGCGTGGACGTCCAGACGGCCGGCGGCGGGTGGCTGGAGCTCCTGGTCCGGGGCTACGGGGTGCGCTGGGAGTCCTGGGACATCCTGCACGAGCGCATCCACGGCCACCCCCGGCTGAAGGAGACGTGGGCGCGCCTGGACCACTTCCTGACCCGGGCGTACCGGCACGAGAAGGGCGGGGAGCTGCGGATCCTCAGCACCTTCATCGACTCGAAGGACGGCAACACCGTCGAGCATGTCTACGGGTTCGTAGGCCCCCGCCGTGGGCGTGGAGTCTGGCCGTGCCGGGGCGATACCGGACGCGCCGACGCCACCTTCCCGGTGCGTCCGAACCGGGTACAGGGGACGAGCCTTTACGTCTGGCCGGTGGCCACCTTCGCGGCGAAGGCCTCGCTCTTCTGGCGGCTCCACGCCACGATCGCCGGCGACCCCGAGCGCCAGCACGGCCCCGGCAGGATCCACCTCCGCGCCCGCACCCCGCCTCTCTGCAATGGCTTCGACGCCGAGTACTTCGCCCAGTTCGGATCCGAAGAGAAGAAGCGCGTCAAGATCAAGGGGACGGCCCGGTACGAGGAGCGCTTCGTCCAGACCCGGGAGAGGAACGAGACCGTGGACCTGCAGATCTACGCCGACTCCGCCTTCCGCTCCCTGCACATCACGGACGAGCAGATGCCCGCATGGGTCGAGGCCGCCCGCGAAGGCAGGACCCCGGGCAAGAAGAAGCTCAAGACCGGCCCCCGGAAGCCGAGCGGCGGTTTCGTGCGAGGGTACCGGTGAGTCCGCCTGGCCTCGGGTCTTACGACCATGGAGCCAAGGCCGAATGGCGGCAGTGGCAGTGGGACGCCGTGGCCGCCATGCTGCCCGTCCCGGTAGAAAAGGCCACGGTTCTCTACCTCTCCGGTCCTGACGATCGAGACCGAAGGGAGGCCCGCCTTCGGGGCTTCAGGCCAGAGGGCCTTGTCGCCGTGGACACTCAAGAAGAACACGTCAAGCGCATCCGGTCCCGTAGAGGGCTGGCTGTCCGAGGCGACCTGTGCTCGGTCTTGCGCGAGTGGCCACGGGACTGGCGGGTCCATGCCGTGATAGCAGACTTGTGCGGCGGCCTAACGCGAGACGCGCATGTCTTGGCTCTCACTGTTACGCACGCCCCAGCCCTGACCGCGGGATGCGTGGTGAGCGTGAACCTCAAGCGGGGACGGGATGCGTGGTCGAACCCATGGCGGCCCCAGCTGGCGAGGCATTATGAGGATGTACGGACCCCGCGGGGATTAGTCTCGATACGACTGCATCGAGCCGCTCAGTGGTGGGCGTTACTCCCCGATCTAACACTGGCCGCCAGCGGCAGGTGGGTGCCTGCGTGGGAGGTCGCGAAGGCGAGGAGGATCATCGGGGATAGGTTGGTTACATGGACCTACAAGTCCACCCCGAGCACCGTGATGGACTCTGGGGTCTGCGTTTTGCCGTATCACATTCCAGCCGAGATAGAAGGCAGTGACACCCAACTGCGCCAGCAGATCATTGCTGTCCGTGCGGTCAGAACCCGTCACATGCGCCGATGGGGGGTGGCCGAGTGAGCCCGCGCGTCCGGTGGTTGATTACCAGGCCGTGCGACGGATGCAAGGAGGTTCTGGCCCACACCGCGACGGAGGCGATGGCGGAACTGGCGTCCAAGGCCTCGGACCCGGACACGCAACTCACCACCGTTCGGTGCGGCCGCTGCAAGCGGGTGAACGTGATCCGGGCGAGGGACTACGTCGGCGCGGCTTGACTACAGGATACGGCGCAGTGTAGACTCCGCAGGTACGACATAGCGGGCCCCATCGGGGCCGCGCGAACCGAAGGGCCAGCAGAGAGGCCCCCTACGCCCCGCCAGCCGGGGAGAGGGGGCCTTTTCTCGTTCTACCACGAGGGCGATGCACGACACGATCCCCACCACCGAGCCGGAACGCCTCGTCAGCGGGACGACGTGGAGTTGGAACATCGTCGACTCCGACCATCCGCCCTCGGCAGGTTGGACGTTGTCCTACTCGTTCAGAAACGCGACCGCCGCCGACAAGCTGGACGTCACCGCCTCACCGTCCGACGACGACTCCACGTTCGAGGTCCGGCTCACAGCCGAGCAGACCGACCTCCCTGCCGGCTTCTACCGCTGGGCCCGTTACGTCTCGAACGAAGACGGGGCCCGCTACCGGACCGCAACCGGGTCGCTCGTGGTCGAGCCCGACTTTGCCGCCGCCGACACGTACACGACCCACGAGCAGCGCGTCCTGGCCGTGATCGAGGCGCTGATCGAGGGCCGCTACTCCGACGACATGGAGCAGTTCTCGATCCGGGGCCGCTCGGTGCTCCGGATGAGCATGGCCGAGCTCCAGAAGTGGCGCGGCTACTACCGGGCGATGGTCCGGCGCCAGATCAAGGGCGGCCGGATGCGCACCGTGGACCTCCACTTCACCACGCCGACCTGATGGGCTGGGCGGAGCTCCTCACGGCCGCCGCCTTCCTGGCGGGCTGGCTGCTGGTGACGTGGGGAGTCGCGTCTCTCACGGTGTGGCAGGTCTGGCCCGTCTCGCTCGGGCTCCTGCTGATCTCCGCCGGCGGCTGGAAGGTGCTGGCTCAGCTGGTCGCCCACGGGCTCCATCCCGTGCCCGGCCAGCCGAAGAAGGGTGGGCCGAAGTGAACGCCCTGCGTGGAGCGATCGAGCGGAGCCGCCAGCCCAGCGCATCCTCCTCGTACGCCGGCGCCCAGGTCAACCGCCTCACCGATGACTGGATCTGGGCGCCGATCAAGAGCGCCGATCAGGAGATCCGGTGGGACCACCGCCGCCTGGTCGGTCGCGCCCGGGAGCTGGCCCGCAACGACCCCTACGCCCACCGCTTCCTGCGGCTCCTCCGCCACAACGTCGTGGGCCCCCACGGGATCCGGATGCAGGCCAGGGTGGCCCGGGCCAGCGGTGACATGGACACCGCCATCAACGACCGGATCGAGGAGGAGTGGAGGGCCTGGTCGCGCCCGCAGAACTGTACGGCGGACGGCCGGCAGAGCCTGCGCGACGTCTGCGGTTCCGTGATGGAGGCCGTGGCGAGAGATGGCGAGGCCCTGGTCCAGCCTCTGCGCGGATGGGACAACCGCTGGGGCTACGCGCTGCGGGTGTTGGACCCCGACCTCCTGGACGTGGACTTCAACCGCTTCCCGTCGGATCGCGAGAACGAGATCCGGATGGGGGTGGAGATCAACCGGTGGGGCCGTCCGGTCGCCTACCACCTCTTCGACCGCCACCCGTACGACGGCGGCCGGCGCGACCGGACCCGGGTCCCCGCATCCGACCTCTGGCACCTGTACCTGGTCGAGCGCCCCGGCCAGAGCCGTGGCGTGACGTGGCTCGCGCCGTCGATGATCCGCTCGAAGTGGCTCGCGGGCTACTCGGAGGCCGAGATCATCGCGGCCCGCACCGCGGCGTGTAAGCAGGGATTCTACACCCAGGACCCGGCCACCGAACCAGACCCGATGGCGGACGGCGACGAGGAAGACGTCATCCCCTCCGAGGCGGAGCCTGGCCGGTTCGATATCCTGCCGCCCGGGGTGGACATCACCCCGTGGGACCCGCAGCACCCCAACTCCGCGTTCGACGCCTTCGAGCGCTCGATCCTGCGCGGCATCGCCATGGGATGGGACGTCGCCTACTCCTCGCTCTCCGGGGACCTGTCGGACGTCAACTTCTCCTCGATCCGCGCCGGCATCGTCCAGGAACGCGACGTCTACCAGTGGCTCCAGCAGTGGCTGGTCGAGCACCTCCTCGACCTCACCTACGACGACTGGTTTCTCCATGCGCTGACCGCCGGTGCGCTCGAGCTGCCGGCGCGGAACATGGCCCGGTGGAAGCAGCGCGTCTGGCAGCCAAGGGGCTGGCAGTGGGTCAACCCCGCCCAGGAGGTCAAGGCGCACCGGGAGGAGGTGGACGCCGGCCTGAACAGCCTCACCAGCATCGCCGCCTCCCAGGGCCGCGACATCGAGGAGGTCTTCCGGGAGCGGAAGAACGAGATCCGCCTGGCGGAAAAGTACGGGGTCCCGCTGGGGGGCGCGGCGAAAGCGCCTCCTCCCGGGCCTGCCCGCCGCGAGGAGGACGACGAGGACGACTCAGACGAAGCCGCGGCCGTGCTGGTCGGGTCCCCGAACGGCAACGGCCATCGCTGGAGGGAGTAAGCAATGGACCACCCCGACGTGTCGGCCCGGATCGAGGCAGCCCTCGAGGAATCGGGAGCGCTGAAGCAAGCGGACGGCGCCTCTCTTCGGCGGGTCGTGGTCGCGGCGCTCTCGACTCCCTGGGCGATCCTGCCCGAGAAGCTGGAGGAGATCCAGGCGTTCATGACGCTGCGGATGTCCGGTCACCTCTCGGACGAGCAGATCCAGGCGGCGGCGCGCCAGGCCCGCACCCGCAGGGCGGCGACGCCGTCCGGAGTGGCCCTGATCTCCATAACCGGCACCATCGGCAAGCGCATGTCGATGATGTCGGAGATGAGCGGCGGCACCTCGATCGAGCGGCTGTCGGCCGAGCTCGACGCCGCGATGGAGGACTCCTCCATCGGTCACGTGGTCTTCGACGTCGACTCCCCAGGAGGCTCGGTCGCGGGTGTCGGCGAGCTCTCGCAGAAGATCCACGAGGCTCGCGGCCGGAAGCCCATGACGGCCGTGGCGAACGACCTGATGGCGTCGGCCGCCTACTACATCGCCAGCGCCGCGGACGAGGTGGTCGCCTCCCCCTCCTCCCTCGTGGGCTCGATCGGCGTGCTGGCGATGCACCTGGACGTGTCGCGGGCCAACGCGATGCTCGGGGTCAAGCCAACGCTGATCACCGCTGGGAGGTGGAAGGCCGAGGCCGTGCCGCACCGCCCCCTCTCCGACGATGCGCGCGACCACATGCAGGAGATGGTGGACGACTTCTACGGCCAGTTCATCTCCGCCGTGGCCAGGAACCGCGGCACCACCGCTCAGGCTGTCGCGAACGGCTACGGCGAGGGGCGCGTCCTGACCGCCGAGCGAGCCCGCGCAGCAGGCCTCATCGACCGGGTGGCCACGCTGGAGGAGGTCCTGGCGGAGCTGGGCGTATCGCCGAAGCAACTCGCGCAGGCCCATGCCGAGGAGGACGTGGAGTTGGCGGCCCAGGAAGCGTTCAGGGTCCCCGCCGGCTCGCTCGCTCATCCGGGGATCGCATCGCCCGGCGAGCTGTTCCTTGTCGCAACACCGCGAGCGACACTGCCGGCCACCCTGACGACCTCCGCCGACGCTCCGGCGCCGGCGACCGAAGACACCGCGGACCGGGGCGCGGACGCCTCCCCGGACCCCAACCCCGAACCGGCCCCAGAGGCCAGGGAGACACCCATGTCCACACAGGACACGGCGGCCCAGCCCGCAGGGGCCGCGACCGACACCGTCGCCGAGACCCGCGCGGAGCGCATCCAGGACCACGAGGCCGAGCAGCACCTCGCGGCCGACGTGATCGCGCTGTGCGGCGCCCACGGCCTCAGCGCGACCCAGGCGGACGAGTACGTGCGCTCCGGGAAGAGCGTGCGCGAGATCGGCGCGGACATCAACCGCCGGAAGCGCGAGGGCCTGGAGGCCTTCACCCAGCCCACGGTGGAGATGAGCAGCCGGCAAGTGCAGCGCTACAGCCTGTCGAAGGCGATCCTCGCCGAGGCCGACGGGAAGCGGGAGGAGCTGGGCTTCGAGTACGAGGTCCACCAGGAGCTGCTCAAGAAGCTGCCCGGCGACTACAAGCCGAAGGGCGGCCTGCTGATCCCCACCAGGATCCGCCTCCTCGACACGATGGGCGAGCACGGTGTCCATCCCGGCGCGCAGCTCCGCACCTCGGCCGCCTCCGGCGGGCAGACGCTGGTCTTCACCGAGGCCGGCGACTTCATCGACCTGCTCCGCAACCGGATGAAGGTCGCCCAGCTCGGCGCGACCATCCTGAGCGGCCTTCAGGGCAACGTGTCGTTCCCGCGGCAGACCGGCGCCGGGACGTTCGAGTGGGTGGCCGAGGACCCCAACTCGGACCAGAGCGACAGCGAGCTGACCCTCGGCCAGGTCGCGCTCAACCCGAAGGAGGGCCAGAGCACCACGGCCTACACCCGGCGGCTGCTCGCCCAGGCGGTGATCGACGTGGACGCGCTGGTCGCCAACGACCTGGCGCTGATCACCGCGCTCGGCATCGACCTGGCCGCCATCGCCGGCACCGGCGCGAACAACCAGCCGACCGGCATCCTGGAGACGGACAACATCGGCGACGTGGCCCTCGGCGCGGACGGGGGCGTGCCCACGTTCGGCTCGATCGTGGACCTGGAGACCGCGGTGGCCGATGCCAACGCGGACATCGGCACCATGGCCTACCTCACCACGGCGGCCATGCGGGGGGTGCTCAAGAAGACCCCGAGCCTCGACAACACCGCGAACATCCCCGTGTGGGCCGGGGCGGAGATGAACGGCTACCGGGCCGAGGTCTCCAACCAGGTCCCCCGGACCCTGACGAAGGGAGCCTCGACCACCGCGCACGCCATCATCTTCGGTGTCTGGTCGCAGCTGATGATCGGGTACTGGGGCGCCTACGAGCTCGTGGTCGACCCCTACAGCAAGAAGAAGCAGGGTCTGATCGAGGTGACCTCCCACCAGATCGTCGGCCTGGCAATCCGGCACCCGGAGAGCTTCGCCGCGATCCAGGACGCCCTCGTCACCGCGCCGGCCGAGTCCTGATCTGGGGCCGGTAGGGCGTAGTGGGTAGCACGCCGGGCGGGGCGCGCCCGAGGAGGGGCCGCCCCGCACCGGCACCCCAAAAGTGAAACCACGGACCGGAGGCGGTGAGAACGTGGGAGGCGTGCAGGTCAAGGCGATGCGAGGCTTCCGCCACCGTGGCCGCCCTGTCGACGCGGGCCAGGTGCTGGACGTCACGAGGGAGGAGGCGCAGTCCCTCGTCCTCCACAATCGTGCCGTGGAGGTTGTGGACCTGCCGCCGTGCACGAGGACCAGCCGCCGGTGCCCCCAGGGCCCGGACCTCACCAGCGTCACCCCCGACTGCTGCCGCGCCCACATCCGGGAGATGCTGGAGTGGCTGGCCGGAGCCTTCGCGGAGGCGGGCATCACCTGGTGGGCCGACTACGGCACCGCCCTCGGCGCCGTGAAGTGCGGCGGCCTCTACCCGATGGACAAGGACGGTGACCTGGGGGTGATGCAGGACGACATGGAGAAGGTGCTGGCGCTGGACGGGGAGGCTACGAGGGCAGGTTTCGCCTTCGTCTTCAAGCCGATTCGCAGGACCGGGCCGTACGGGGGCGGCAACAGCGTGAAGCTCCGGTACTCGAAGACCAATCACACGAACGTCGACCTGTTCTTCTGGCACGAGCACGACCCGAGAAACGAGTGCGAACACCAGGGTTGCCAGTCCCGGGGCCGCCGGTTCCTGGGCCAGCGCACCATCCACCGGAAGACGTATGTCGGCGTCGACCGGTACAAGGGAAAGGAGGTCCCGGTAGACAGGGTCTTCCCGTTGGCGACCGTGGACTACGAAGGCCTGTCCCTGCCGGCGCCGTGCGGGATCCGGGAGCCCGGATCCAAGGCCGCCCCGCACATCGAGGGCTACGAGGCGGGCTCGTGGTTTCTTGAGCACCGCTACGGTCCCGGGTGGCACCAGGACCTGGCCGCCAACCATGACGGGCGGGCCCGGTGA